ATTTCCGTCGTCATCTTCGATCCACTTGTCAAGTTGCGCAGTAGTAGGCTTTGATTTCTCAGTCTCTTGTTTTACTACTACTACTACTTCTTCTGCAACTTCTGGTGCTTGCTTTAAAACAGATTCTTCTGCCATGCCCGGTTGTTGAGCGTAATAGTCTTTTAACACGTTTTCTTTTTTTCGAACTATTTGTCCTCCTGGACCTAATTCATCGCCGCGTGCGTTGACTTTGGCATTACCGACTGCTGGAGTTAGTTCGTTTCGAGAAATCAAGAGATCGAGGTCAATATTCTTACCATTAGCACTTTTGTAGATTTTACGACCTGATTGTTTCATTTGTATCTCCTTATAATATAACATTACTTATGATTGGTGTCAACCAATGATTGTACATTTGGTACAATCGTTTATCTTAGAAATTCTTGCCAGTCCAGCCCGTGCTTGATACTGTCAATTCGGTGTATACCGATCAAAAATAATATATAACTTGCAACGCTGCTGCCCCTGCCTACGCCCCAGACAATATCATTCTCGCGCATAAAGTCTACAAGGTAGATCATGTAGCGCAGCAAGTCATGCATTCCTCGGCGGTGAAACTCAGTTAATTCATCTATCATACGAGGGTATTCAGCTGATTCTCGCTTTAGTAGTTTATCCCACAAGTAATCTTCTAGATTGATCTTCTTGTATTTGTCTGGCATGTACCATTCGCCCTGGCAAACTCCGTCAAACGTCTTTTGATCAACATCTATTACAACATATTTCATAAGGGGATCTAGGCCAATTTCCTCTGCCCTTGCATTGAATTTGTCAACCTCGTCACTTGGGTCACAAAGAACCACATGGCACTTGTCCATGTGGCCGTGATAAATCATATCCATTAAATTTCTATTATTGAATCGTACGACCCCTAGGTCATCGGTTTTTAAGAGCATATCTTATATTAGCTTACTCTTATTAAACTGTCAAGATCATTATCGCCTGGTTTACGGTTTTCTGCCTGCTTTTTTCTCACAGCCAGCGCCCGTGTTTGTTGTTCTACTTTAAACGTATCCAACAACAGTATCATTTGGTGACGAACATCCTCGTCGGTTGTCATGAAATAAATAGAGTTCAGTTTTGCAATCTTGCTTTCGATATCGCGATCTGTCATCTCTAATAGGTCGGTTAAGTTAGGATGCATTAAGAGTAACTACCGATGGTTCTTAAAAATAAAACAGTGTTATCGTAGCTAAACACTTCGACTACAATCGGATCAGTTGACGATGTTGCAATTACTGTAGGTTCGCCCCCGCCTTCTACCTTAACTGTTCCGCTGTCTTCTTGGAAAAATTCAACAGTCCGTGCTACATCGTCGGAGTATAATATAAATTTCATTGATGCATACTGCGCAGTTGGCATATTAGCAATGGTTAAATTTACCTTAGCACCAACTTTTATAATGTACACTACTGGACCAGCAGTCCAGTCAATGATACGATCTTCCAGTTGTGCAGGATTGCCGTTCATTTCGGTATTTGATTCAAGAGTACAAGCTCTGAAGTTAGCTTGTACAATTGAATTGTTATCAAAATCGTTGTCAGTCGTCTTGGATACCGATTCTGCTTGTAGTTCTGTAATCTCTTCGCCTGCAATGCCTAGGGCTGTTTTAACAATGTTAAAATTGTCTCGAAAGCCTTGGCTATCGTTGTCTTGCCCTGCTACTGGGAAGTTCTCGTCTATTGTTGTACTAATAATTTCACTAGCCATTTGTTGATCCTTAACTTTTAATTATTTATCGTTGTTATACGTTGAATTGATAATTCGCGAACAATATATACTGTTCGTTGCTGTTGCCAGTTGTAGTGTCAATGATGTACCTATCTATGTCATAGTTGATACTTGTAAAGTCAAACCCTGTGTTCAATATGTTTTGTTGTATAAGTGTACTAGTTCCAGAGTTACAATAGACCAACGGAATAGCCAGCACATAGTCTAATTCGACTCGCCCTCCGTCCTGTGCAGTTCTCATCCACAGTGGCAAGAAGTCTCGTGAACTAGTTCCTGTTGCTTTGATGTTTTCTCGCATATTATCAATATTGGCAATATACTTTTTTACATCTCTGCTTTGTGAAATCTTTATTGCATTAGTATCAGCAGTTATTGGATTAGTATGAGCTGGCCTGTAACTTACAGGATTATCGGTTACTGCTTTATATCTGCTAGTATCAGTTGTAATCTTATTTGCACCATTGTTTACACTAAACGATGTTCTAGTATGTCCAGTAAACGGATGTGCAGGATCAATTAGTTCAATATAAACAACTTCGTACACAATGTTGTTAGTACCCGGGGCCTTGGCGACTGCTGTTTTAAGATTGCCCATAAAGAACTTTTTTCGTTTGTGATTTTTGGCAATTGCACTTACAAAAGTTTCTATACTAGATGTTTCAATTCCGCCATAAATCAACGACTTGAGATCCTGCTGTACCCCAAAATTTGGATCACTTGGTCTATAAACATTTGTAGGATCAATAAGTGTTGAGTTGTTGATCAGTGTAGCAAACAATTGTTGCTGTGTGCTATTTAAAAATGGTCTAACAAAGATATTACTATATGTTAGATTGTCTAGATCACTGATTCTTAAAGTAAATTCTCGCGATATTGCGCTAAACCCAAATCTATCTCTGGCAATTATACTAAATGTATAAACTCTGTCTAGCGTGGATGTACTTCCGTCAAAGGTAGTTTGTCCTGTATCAAAAAAGGTTAGTCCTAGTGCGCCAGCAGTTCCGTTAATAGGAACCTTTCCTACTAGTTCTCCGTCTCCTTTGAGCACAACCCCAGGTGGAAGACTACCGCTAACTAATGCGTATCTTAGAAAGCCGCCGGGTATAGATGTTATAGCCCTTACGTTGATTGTGCTAATTCTGTTTGCTTGTAAAGTACCTAAGTTTGAATTAGTTAACCACGAAATAGTGCTGTCAACTTCACCAAGAAGCCTCAGCGTAAATGTTTTATCTGTTTTGGCAGTTTCTGTTTCGTTTCTTGCAAATGCCTTAGTAAAAAACCCACCTGTGTACGTACCAAAGCTCAATGCACGCCCGGTGCTAAACACGCGAGTTAACACATTGTCAATTGCAACCCTGTCGACTTCTGCAATAATTTCAACAGATACATTACTGCTGTCTGCATTATAAAATAACTGCTTAACATCGGTTGCAATTCTATTTCTAGAAACAGCCGGAACAAGTAATATAATTTCATTATCGGATACGCTAGTGACATATGCAGGATAGAGGGGGGTACTTAGATGACCTGCTAACGTATTTCCATTGAGCATATTTTCATCTATTTCTAATATTGCCGATGATGTAACCTTCCACTCGATGTAAGGATAGATGTTGTCAATTTCATACGACTCGGTGCTATCAAAGTTTAGACTTTTTCCAGAATAAAAATCAATGTTGTTGTTTGACAAGCTCTCCACAAAAAAGAAGTCTGTACCATTAGCAGTCCGATTGACTATTAACGGACTTGCTTTGTATGTAGATAACAATGGAGTAGTTAGGGTAATGGTATCATAATTTCGGTTAGTGTCATTCACAGAATCAACAGTATATCCTACTCCTTCGATTACAATTTCTTTGTCAACTAAATTCTGTAAATCGTTCAGGCCGTCATCAAGTGATGTTGAAAGTTTTCCTATTCTGATAGTTGTGTTGCCTACTAGTACATCGTACACGTATGAGCCAAAGACTGTGACAATTCCTGTTAGCGTGTTAAATCGCTGGGCCGATACTGTAAATTTATATTCCTTAGTAACTGCTGGCTGATACGAAACGCGGCCTGCTACTTCGCCGGTTTGTTGATCAATTACCATTCCTGTAGGAAGTAAACTGGGCGTGCCGTCTGGATTATAAGATTCCAGAAAGTAAAACAATTCTCCTGTAACAGTTGATGATTCAATTGTATCTAAGTAAACAGTAATATAATTGTCTGCACGCTTAACACCAAGATCCGCTGGAGTTAGCCATATCGGTGCTCTTACATACGTCATGTCTGCTGTAAACACACCGCTGGATGCCTTCATTATGGTAGTATCAGCTCTTGCAAAGTCGTCGCCAACAACGTATATCTGGAATTGTCTTTTTACAAAATTGTCACCGTCGGTTACTGTTACTTCGAACTCGTATCTTCTATTAAGTTTTTTTGGATTTTGTGTCGGAATACTATAATCGTATAGTGTAGTATCATAAAAGAAACTGTCTAATCCATTATCACTTAACACACTATAATCAAATGGAAAGTTTCCGTATACTGGAACGTCGTACCCACCGTTTATTATATTTCGATCTAGTGCAAGAAGCGGATCAACAACTCCTAAAAGTCTTCCGGTTGTTGTAAGTTCGATACCCGGAGGCAACTCTCCACTTCCGTCTGCAACAAAATAACGTAAAGTACTGCCAGTTGGTAAATCAGCATCGGTTGCTAATAGTTGGTAATCGATTACACTGTTGTCTAAAATAAAGAACACATTATTAGGACCGACTGGTAAGTTACCATCGGGTGTAATCCATACTGGTTCGTCCGGTCCTTGAATAACTACATTAAAAGTTCTATCTGCAATTCCGCTATCGCTTACAGCCCTTATAACAAAATTACTAAGCTTATTAGTACTCACTTCAAAAGGACGGCCGACAATACTGTTAGCTTCGAGCCGCAACCCGGCTGGCAACGATCCACTGATAATAGATGTAGTAATCCCTGAAGTATCAGCCAGCGGTAACGCTATGTTAACTGCATCTCGTTCTTGTATTATTCCTAGCTCGTAATTTGTAGCTACGGTCCATTCTGGCAGCATATTATAACTCCTTATACAATATTACCCAAGTCTATTAGAACATTCGACGGCGCAGTAAATGTACCTAGATCAACTCCGATTTCGTTTATTACCCAATCAAGGATACTAGATGAGTTAATATTAAATGTTCCAAAGTCGAACCCCTCAATGTATCTTCCGATGATAGCATCATAATCGAATCCGTTTATGTTAGCAGGAATTACATTGCCAGTTGTTAACGTTCCTACATTAGATATATCGTTGTTGCTGGCATCAAGTGATTGGTTAAGTGAAGTTATTCCGCTTGTTATTGTAATAGTGTTTGTATTGGCATCTGCTCCTACAACTATACCATTTGCGCCTTGAATATTTAGATTAATTCCGTTTCCTGCAATCAAACTACTGGTATCGCCTGTAATAGTAAATCGGCTATCGGTTGCTGCTCCGTTGATGACAATGGTGTTAGCAAGTTCATCTAATACAATATTATTACCAGCAACTAGTTTTCTAAAGTTTGCAACACCGTTTGTTACTCCAGCAAAAACTTCAGCACCTGACGTGCCTATATTTACAGCAGACAGAATGTCCAGTTCTTGAAAGTTTTGATTAACCTTGATAAATGCATCTCGTAGGTCTTCGCCTGTTCCGTCATTTATTGTATTACCTACGTTAATTTGTTCTAGTGCCATTGTACTCTCCGTTTTAAATATTTATGGTATTTAATGTAAGTCTACCCACCCAGGGGTACTATCATCTGCATCTTCTGCATACCCCTGGAATTTTCCAGTTGTTGCATTGTACACCATTCGACCGCCTGTTGGTGTTAGCAGATCAATTTCTTCTTGGGTTAAAATAGTCGGACCGTTGTAAACTTCGACAAAGTTGTCATTTATTTTACTCATAGCGACTCTTAGAAGGTCGCCTCCTCCTTCGTTTGGTCCTGATCCAATGTTGACTATTTTTTGTACCATTATACTCTCCCTACCACTACTTCGACAATGCCGTAACCAGTATCAAACTTTTCCGATACTGCTTTACCGATTATAGTTCCAACAGATGGATAATTATCAACTATTGCATACCCTGGGTATGCTGCCGAAACCAACAAGTCGCCCTTTGCAACCTTTCCTATAACGTTACACGGTACACGGCCTTGTAATGCAAGCCCGACAACATGCTCACCTTCGAGTGCGCTGTTCATCAAGTGTGCTGGATTTGTTGTTACCACTCCGGCAACACGTCTGTCGCCTTTGCCTGATGTGGTTGTGACTTCGTTGTCACCGCCAAACACTAGTACAGTTCCTGGTCGGTAATCTGCATCTCCGAGGTAGTTTTCGGCCAAGTCAGCATACATTGCTTCGGTGGCAGTACCATTAAATGTAGTAGCAAACACTGTGTTCCATCTGTTGGCAGTGCTACCTATGCTTTGGCCACTGTCTGTCGGTGCATTAATTCTAGGTAACAAACTTCCGCTTGTTGAATTAAATGTAAATTCAAGACCGCCTGTGCCTGTAATCTTCATTGTATTTGTGCCCGGATTGTATGTTAACCCAGTGTCAGTAAATAATGGAAGATTTCCGGTTGCTGCTGTTGCAAACAACGGATAATGCACAGCATCAGTTGTGTTTCGGCCCACTACTGCTGCATTAGTTGCAGTTGTTGCAGTTGCAGCGTTGGTATTAATAGTTGAAGGAAGACTTAGTGTAAATGCTCCAGCTGCATACCCTACTGTAATTTGATCAGCAGTTCCGTTGATTGATACAGTACTACCTAATTCGACAGTATCAGATGTTGTACCATTACTGAGAGTAAATCCGCTGTTTACTATCATAGAATTAGTAACACCGTCTGTAGCAATGTTGATCCACCCGTTGTCGGCACTAAACGTATTACTACTAAAGCTTGCAGACCCGCGATCAGCTGCTGTTATTCCGGTTGCGTTGCCTCGAGTTGTAGCTGCATTTAGATTTAGCTTGCTTTGTGATATTGCAGCGCTTGCGCTAACATCAGCATCAAGTATTGCCCCGGCATTGATCTGCGCAGAGATGATGCCGCCGACTATTGTAAAGGCAACATCCGATACTGCTGGATCAGTACTCAAGTCCGCATTAACCCATTGTGAACCAGTGCTGTTGTATACCAACAAGTTACCATCTGCAACACCAGAAATGGTAACATCTGTTAACTCACTAAGCTCGTTTTGTAGATCCAGTAATGCATCCACGTAGCTTTTGTTAACACCGTCGCTGCCAGATGTTGGTGTAGACACGTTTGTAATTTGATTTCCGCCTAGGCTTAGCGGGCCGGTCATTGCATCGCCAGACTTCTTAATAGAACCGCCTCCGATTACATTTCCCGGAGTGATAGACACACCGTTTCTGTCCCAACCAAGGCGTCGGTTAATGTATCCCTCAACTGCGGTTTCAACAGGTACTGAGTCTGCTGTTGCGTTTGTAAATGTAGTGTCTGCTGAGAATTCGTTTACACGAACGCCTCGTTTAAATCCAATACCGTCGATGTTTGTAAGTACAAGCGCAGCATTAAATGTAATTCTTCCGGTACCTTGATCAACTGTAAAGAATCTACCTACGCGGAAAAATCCATCCTGGTCAGTGCTTGCAAAGAACACACGGCCCCTTGACCGTTCCTGTACTTGTGCTTTGGAATTTAGACCAGTGCTGTCGACACTTTCTTCGTCGGATACTGCACTAATTGCCGGGGCGCCGTAGATTCTATCAGGGTAATTACTGGTATTGTATCCGCCAGTACCGACGTCCAAGAAGTCGTGACTTGTCGCGCGGCATGTTGAAATATTTACAGTAATTGAGGCAGCGTCGCCTTGCTCGAGTCCTGCTTTTATAGATATGTTATCACCAACAATGCTATCAACTCTTGCAGCCAGGCCTATTCCTAAAAATGCAGGGTTAATATTGTAAACATCTTCGAATGTTATAATACTAAATGCTTGCCCTGTTAACTCGCTTGTGCCACTTGTATCAGTTGCTTCCGAGAATCCTGTAATTCTGTGTAACTTTCCTGCCCATGCAAATATCATTCCAAGTATCCTGCCTTGTGAAATGACATCAAGTATACCAGTTGCAAAATTTAAGTCGCCTTGTGTTCGACCTAGTGTAGTTCCGCCAGATGGAGCCGATCCGACAGTAGAATCAATTGTATAATCATTTCCAATTGTGTATACTGCTCTATCATTTGAAGCTAGTAAATCGACATACACAAAGTTTGAATCGATTGTAATTCTTGATTGTTGCCCAACAGTTGGAACACTGCCAACAATTGTGTTTTCAAATGCAATTGTTCTATATGTAAACTCGTATTCGTTGAATACAAGTGCAGTACTCGGGCGGGTAAGTGTACTTGGTGGGATGCCATTGACTAAAATGTTTTGTTTTAATCTGTATACAGCTAGTGTGCCAAATGCAGTATTTTCCTGTAACCCAGTATCGCTAGAAGCAATACCACTTGACAGATCTAATCTCCACACTGTTGCTTGTATTGTGCTTCCGCTGTCACACAACGCTGCAATAGATTCTGTTGGAATTTGTACAGAAGTTTCAGTTGCACTTACTACA